CGTCTGCTGNTACGGAATCGCCANTCCGTAAGTTGAAAGATTCACATTGACTTGACCCGTTCCCGTGCGAATGTTCGGGATGAACAGCGGAAGATCCAAGTTCGCTCCATTCATCGTGAATCGCACGATAGAGAAGTTGTATTTGGATATGTCGCTGATGATGGGGTAGTCACGGGTCTCGTTGAACACTATGTTCGGGTCTTGGATCGCATCGCCCGTAGAGGTCTGGTCGTCCGTCGTGTTATTCACAATATCGGCATTGTAATACACATAGTCGGGTTCCGTATCTGTTCCGCCCACGAACTTAACGGATGCTATCTGGCGGTTCATTTGTAATGGACTGGGATTTTGTTTCGCTGTCTATTTCTTAATTCCTACATAGGTCAGACCACTCACAAACTTGTCGGGGTTCAAGCCCGACTTATCTATAATAGATTTGTATTGGCGGAGCGTCTTGTCCTTGAACATCAGCCGAGCGACGCAGTGCCGACCGCAAGTGTTAATGTCGCCGCTCTCCTTCTGGAAGGCGTGGGTGTTGTAGTAGATGGGCAGACCGCTTCGTCGCATAAGGTTTGTGAGGTAAGGTTGCGATTCATCCAGTTGTTCTAGACGAGACTGGGGAACAGTATCCAACTGCTCTTCGGGTCGGTCGCCGTAGGGATCAAAGAACTCTACACCCTTCTTTGTGCGAAGCATACAGCACCAGTGTCCCGTGTGATCGTTTTCGGTAAGGAATAGGATAATACACCGCCCTTTGGAATCAAAGCAGTCTTGGAGCGACCGCTTCTTGGCGAGTTGGGGATAGGTCATCAGCGAGATGTCGCTCCCTAGCAGACCACGAATATCGTCGTCCGACAGAGAGTATTCTTGGACTTCTTCTACTTGCGTCATTATAAATATGACCAAGAATATATGGGGTTCGCCCTTCAATAAAGATCAAAAGAAGCCGAAGGAAGCAAGGACACCGAAAGAGGAGAAACCGAAGAAGGTTCCTCGTCTTACGAAGAGTGATGTGCGTATGCTTCTAGATTGTTCGGCGGGGTCTATTAATGAGCCTCTCGTATGCTGGGTAGAGCGGTGGATGACCCAGTTGATGCGAGAGAGATCGTTTCCTCCCCATCTCTGTCGGGCTGGGGCGTATCAATACCTACTTGACTTTCTCGGTGATGGAGCAACAGAGGTTCTGAATGCGATACGCCGAGATCATTACGGCTCGGGCTCTGGAATCCAACCGAATGGAGATGCTGATGTAGGTGAGTTTGGCTTCTTGTTGGGTGTGCCGATGGTGGTGTGAAGTCTTCTACATTAATACCTACTCGGACTTCCCGCTCACAACATTGCGACACGAACCGATGACCTATTATGGCTACGCAGAAACGATAGAGTCCGTAAAGTATAATCACTGCCGTCGTTGATAGACCCGCCGACGCTAGTGTATTGAGATCCATTATTAAACATAAGCAGTAAAGATTACCAAACCCGAAGCACCAGCACCACCCGAAAACCCTTGCGACACTACTGTTCCAGATGCTGGCACACTGCCTCCGCCACCACCAGCTCCGTATGCCGTTGCGGAAGATCCAGCGTAAGAAGTGTTCTGTCCAGCACTTCCACCACCACTACCGCCTCCACCGCCACCACCAATAAATACTCCAGCACCACCACTATATACTCCAACACCACCAAGACCTCCAGCAAACCCACCGCCATTTCCGCCATTGCCGTTTGGGATTGCGGCGGAGCCGTTGTTTCCATACCCATTTCCTAGACCAGCAGTTCCGTCTGCCATACCCGAACTATTAATGAAATACCCCGAACCACCACCACCATTACCCGCTCCACCATTACCACCAATTGCCGATACACTATTAGTAGCCGATCCACCCTTTCCACCGCCACCTCCCCTAACGGTAATAGGTCCGTTGAGCGGTGTTTGGACACAATCAATTGACGATACACCACCATCGTTTCCATCACCATTATTGACACCGTATTGACCACCTAGTCCTCCAGAACCAACAACTACACTAATCGTAGTTCCAGCATTCATAATTAAAGTGGTTGGAAATGCGAGAGTAGCATTAGCAGATGCTCCTTCACCTCCACCTCCCCCACCAGCCCAAGCGGTTGAGACACTGCTAAAAGCCCACTGCGACGATGCTCCACCGCCTCCACCGCCTCCTTTCATATACACCTCAACCCGAACGGGATCCCCAGCCGCTCCGCCCGTAGGAGTGGGAACTGTATAAGTTCCATTAACGGGAAATGTTGTAGTTTGTCCTCCTCCTCCGCCACCCGCTGGACCAGTCGCACCTTGAGGACCCGTAGGACCCGATGGACCCGATGGACCCGATGGACCCGATGGACCCGTAGCACCGACTGGACCGCCCGATGGACCCGTAGGACCCGTCGCACCATTCGTTCCATTCGTTCCATTCGTTCCATTCGTTCCATTCGTTCCATTCGTCCCCGATGGACCAGTCGCACCTTGCGTTCCAGCACCCGTAGGACCCGTAGCACCCGATGGACCGACTGGACCACCCGATGGACCCGTAGGACCCGTCGCACCACCCGTGTCGGATCCTTCATTTGACCAGTGCGTTGCGTCGTTGGGCGGAATAGTAGCCGTAGGACCAACCGCAAGAATACACTTATACACGAACCCAGCATACAGAACCTCGTTATTCACGATGTATTGCGTGTATTGATTCCACTGGGCGTAGGACATCTGATTTGTAATCAAGCAAGAGAAGATTGAAGGAATAAAGAAGCAAGGGGTTAATGAAGAACAATCCTTTCAACTAAAACCGCTGTTTTTTTGTAGTTTTTTGTCCTAATGCTGATTTGAGAAAGTATCCTACAACCAAAAAAAGTTTGGAGAGCCCTATAAAAAGTTTTGTGAATTGGGTAGTAGGACAAAAAAGTCCAAAAATCTGTTGGTTTTTTAATGGGTTAAACTTATTTCATTGGTTAGAATAATGAGGTTCCTTACTTTTTTATGCGGTGTTTTAGGCGTGTTTGCGACCAACTCTTTAAGTTTGAGTGCTACTTCAACCCGTTCTCGTGCTGTGGCTCCGTCTCCGACTCTGACTGCGACCCGCTCTCGTGCTATTTCGCTCACGCCGACTGGAACGCTGACCCGCACTCGCACTGCGACTGCGACTCTGACTCCGACTCGCACTCGGGCTCTTCTGTCGTTGAGCGGAACTGGGACTGGAAGTGGGACACGGACTAGGACTGCGACTGGGACTGGCACAGCCACGCACAGTAGGACGGATACAGCGTCGGGAACTCGTGGATCGTCTGCGACCTTAACTTCTACACTTTCGGGGACGGAGACTTGGACTGGGACTGGGACTGGGACTCAAACCCAAACGCAAACCCAAACGCAAACCCAAACTCTTTCGGGAACTGGAACGGGAACTCTAACTCAAACCCTTTCGGGAACGGGGACACGAGCACTGGCGGTGGCTCAACCGCAGACCACGCCACAAGAGGCTCCCCCTAACATCACCTACATTGCGATAGGCAGTGTTATGGGTTGTTTGGTCTTGATGACGATCGTGGTCGTAGCGATTATCTTGAGCAATCGCAAACCCTCCAAGAAACTCACTCGTCCTTTTATGCCTACGATGATGGCGGTTCCTACGCACGACCTTGCGTCAATGAATCCTCTGTCTGCCCGAACGATGTATCCTCCCCAGCAAACAAGGGGACTAACTACAATTACTGATTGAGGACCCGTGCGTGGTGGGCGGAAATAAGCCACTGGGGGTAGTGTTTATAGACGCACACCCACCGTCCTTGCTTCTTCAAATCACGGCAGTCGTCTTTGGTCATCCCGATGTGCGTCTTGAGTAGGTATGATAGAGCGTGGAAGGAGGTAGCCATTGGATACACGACGATGTGGGTGGCTTCGTTGAGGAGCAGACGGGTTTTCTTGTAGTTGGTGAGGTAGTGCGACAAGCAAAGCATCGTTGTATTTGTGTGGCGACCCATCGTAGCAAGGTCATCTATTAGTTTATGAACCACCTTTTCTGCTTCGCCCGTGAAGGTATCGTAGTCGTCAAAGATCACACAGCAGTCTTGGAACTCGTCCAGTTCGGGGTAGTCGTCAATGAGGGTCTGGATGTTGATACGCTTGGGCGGAGGGTTCATCTTATCCAGCGTATTATCCTCTTCCAGTTTGGAGATGAGATAGACGCTACGAGACGGATGGAGTTTGCGGTAGAGTTCAGCCACACCTTTGGCGAAGTAAGATTTGCCCGAGCCAGAAGATCCAGCGATGTAGAAGACCTCACGCTTCTTGGGATCGGGTGAGGGAAGGACGCAGAGTTGAGAGTCGTCGGGAAGGTTGATGGAAGTATCCTTTGCGTCGTCGTAGAGGATACGCTCATAAAGGGCTTTGCCGAGTCCAGTCTCGCCTACCAACTGGTCGGCTTCCAGACCTTTGTGTCGGGCTTCGGCAAGACGGTTCAAGAGTTTGACTCGGTCGGCGGGTTTGACTTCACGCAACTCTGTGGCATACTTGGAGGCTTGGATCTCGCCTTTGGGGCGACGACCACCCTTCTGCTCGTCCTCGTGTAAATAAAGCACACTTCCATCTTCTTCACCGCCTTTCACCACAGCGATGGGTCGGGCTCCCTTTGCCTTATCAAAGGAGAGAGAGGGCATTTGACTTTATATGCGATAATTTTACAAAAAGGCATTTGCGGTTCCGTGATACACTATGATGGGTTAAGGTCTCTTACTCCATCATACTTATAGTTTCTTACCGATTTTTTGACTTTATTTACCTTCCTACAAATGTAAAGAACTCAAAACACATAGCGAGTAATTACCCGCTTCATACCTTTCGTATCAAAGTTTTTGTAGGTGTCCAGCAGTATCTGTTCAAGTTTCGCTCTCAATGCGTTTCGCTCTTCACCGCTCATCTCTTTTAAGAATCCGCTGATCTCGGGAGTCTTCCTACCCATCCAGTCTTTCAAGACTATATTTGTGCCATCTCGTAAGCCGAACTCACTATCGTTGAGTCTAGCGTATCCTTCGTCCCGCACATCGTCAAATGTTTTCTTCGTGTCTGCGGGTTCATCACTCGCTCGTTGTTGGATAGTATATTTTACTAGATTCTTCGCACCATCTTCAAAGAGTTTGATGAACTCTCGGTAGTTCCGCTCCTTCACGGCTCCCTTCTCGCTCTCTGCCAACTCGGAGGCTACACGCAAGAGTTCGTCCTCATCCTCTTCCGCCTTCTTCTCCTTCTTTGCCTTCGGCTTTGCTTTGGTCGGTGCGGGTTTCGGTTTCGCCTTCTCTTCTGCTTCCTTTCGTGCCTTCGTTTCAGCCACCTTCCCTTTCAGCAAAGGGATCGCACGAGAGACCGCCTTACTGACTCGCTCACTCGCTATTGTCTTCTTGCCCTCTGCCTCGCTGACCGTTGAGGCTTTGGAGAGCGTAGGGTGAGCCTTTGTTCCCCAATACTCTCGGTTCGCTGGATCCAGTGCCCATTCCACCGCCCGTGATTCCAGCCCCTTCTTTGCGGTCTTGATGTCGGGGTTGTAATCAAAGAAATATTTAGTGAGTTTCTTGTCCCCATCCAAGACCTTGAAGACCTTGTCGTAGGCTTCCTTCAGTGTCTCATTGAAGAAGTCACTGACCGTAGGCTTCTCGTTCATTATGCGTTCCTCTTGCTTTAAGATCGCAGTAGAGTGTCCTTGCTTCGCCTTCTCTATTTCCTCCTTGTTTCTCTCGGTCAGTGTAGGATCCAGTTTTACATAACTATCCAGCAAGTCTTCGGCGAGTTGGCGTAGCCCCAAAGACGCAGACCGTTCTACAAAAGTAGGGCGTTGAGCGAGGTAGTGGTAAGACGGGGTCAAGATATTGCTTACGAGCGAAGGGATGACCGACAACCCTTCGGGGAACATTCCATCCATCGCAGTCTTGGTGATTCGGTATCCTCCGCTGAATTTCTGTGACGCTTTGCCTAGTATGTCGCTCATCACCTTATCCATAGCCTTCAAGATGGATAAGAGTTGCTTGGAGGACGAGGTTTTGAGGGCAGAGTTAATATACCCCAAAAAAACAAACTCTTTCTTGAGGAAGGGGTCAAGGGCATAGATGTTCGCCATCCGTCCCTTGAACTGGTCTATCTCAAACTTGATGTCGCTCATCCGCAGTTTGGACTGCTCTTCCAAGAGAAAGACGAGGGTTCGGATGTCGGAGACGATATGGTAGAGCCGACCGAGATCGCTGTTCAGTATCTCCGTGAGTTTCTCCATCTGCTGTTTATCGTCCTTGAACTTGGCGAGACTGAACTGACGCTTCAAGACCTTGAAATACATACCTTCGGACGCATAGTAGAGTATGCTTTCTTTCAGCGAGTCTTCGTAATCAAACTTCATAGGGTTCAGTGCCTTGCCGTTGTTGAAGAGGAAGTAGATCATCGCAAACTCGGTGTATCGGTTATTCTGAACCCACGCCACGACATCCACCTTCGTGATGCCGTGCGACGAGAAGCCGTCTTGGAGCGTATAAGTCCTACCGTCCTTCAACCGCTTCTCGCCTTCCAGAACTTCGGCGACGCTCCATCGCACAATGTGGAACTTGATGCTGTCCTTTGCCTTCACAAGTTGGATAGGGGTAGGGTTAGAAGGAAGTAGGGCAAGAGCCTCTTTTTCTTCGGTGGGCGTAATGATTTGGGCTTTGCGGAGAGCACGGACTTTGGAGCGGGAAGTCTCGGCGTTGTATCCTACGATTTGGTTGTTATGGACTCTCGTATCTTCGTCAAAAACTCGCCACTCGGCAACTTCTCCGCACTTGATGTCGCCGATGTAAGCGTTGGCGATCTTGGAGGTTCGGCGAATGGCTTCACGGAAGTCCTTCGCACAGTGATCCAGTGCTTCCTTGTCGGACGCATACTTCAATTCCACGATGTCGTTAGCATCGTAGTCTCCCGCATACTGCTGGGAACGGAGGGACATAGAACCCACGAGTTCAACGCCTTTTCCTTCGGTCACGGACATACTATCCAGAATAGCGATCGCATCGGCTGGATAGTTTGTAGGGTATTCTTTGCTGTCGCTGTTCATTGTTCTATAAGATGATTTTATCGGCGGTCTTCAAAGGCGGAGACGACGACGGAAGTTCTTGCGGATGGAGGGAAGGGTAGAAGAAGCATAGACTTGAATGGGTCGTCCGTCCTTTGTCGGGCGTTGAGCAGCGGGAAGAGCATTGATGCGTCGGGCAAGAGCGTCAAAGCCTTCACGAGTCGTGGGCAGAGCCTCCGTGAAACGAGGACCTTCGCCTTCGGCTGGAAAGAACATAGCAGCGTTTCGTCCAAACTCTTCCCGCTCATCAACGGGACCACCACGAGCGACTTCTACACCAAACGCTTGAGTATCCTCGTCAAACACGCCACGCACATCGGGAGCACCTTCACGCACAACGGGAGCACCGACACCACGAGAAATCTGGGCGACCATCGGACCACGATCGGGTGATGCGGTGAAAGGTGGTTGAGGCGGACCGTCAATGCCTTCCTCTACATACCCTACATCACGACCTCCAGTAGGGTAGAAGTGTCCCGCATTGTTTCCAAAAGCACCACGCTCATCCACATCAAAGGTTCCCAGTCCGCTTTGACGATTGATCTGTTCCGCCCTCTGATCCTCACGAGTCGGAGCAAGAGCCGAGAACCGAGCGGAAGACCGAGCGTCTTGCCGAGCGTAGCGGAGTTGTGGATCCATACCGCCCGAAGACGAAGATGAAGTTGTAGAAGAACGCCGAGCAGCACTCTCCGCCTCGTAATGCCGACGGTTGAGGGACGCTGCCTCCGTTGATGTCTCGCCCATCATAGGCTGGTAGCGAGACTCTGCCTCCAGACGAGGACCCGAGAGCGATGACGCAAACTTGAGCGTCTTGACGAGCGTCTTGGAGATTTGGAGTTTCTCTTGATCCGTGCGTGTGCCGAACTGTGTGGTTTGGAGAGCAAACTCGGAGAGGTAGTCGTGGATCTTATCAAACAGAACTTCAAGCGTGACCGCAATCTCGTATGTCTTGGCTTCGGTTCCTTCGGGGTCAGCCACCGCACCTTTGAGTTTCTCTAGAATACTGCTGACGGTAGTTTGAAGATCGGCGAGTTCGTAGTCTTCCATCGTAGGCACAAGGCGGAACATAAGCGTGAGAGCACGGGTCGTGTCCTTGTAAGTGAAGGAAGTAATACCGTCGCTGGACGATCCCAGCAGTGAGTCGTTAATACCTTGTAGAAGTTGGAAGAGTTCAAGTTTGGTCGCAAGACCAGACTCGCCTTGTTGCTGGACAGCGGCAAAGGAGGTCGTGGATTGGGTGGGTGCCGAGATCTTGTTGCGAGGATCGGGCGAGAAGTTTCCAGCGTTGGCTTCAATCGCATTGAGTTGAGCGATACGATCCATAAGCCGAGCCTTGCCGAATCCTTGCCCTTCGGCTGTGCGGAGAACGCCGCCGAGCAGAGCACCGCCGTGAGGACCATTATCACCGTGAGCGTCGGAGTAGTGGAAGGGAGCACTTGCGTGATCACGACGAGCCGAGTTCATTGAGAACACTCCACCCGTCTCGTTCGCAAAGATACGCTGACCCAATACTGCTGGGGGCATACCGAAGTATCCGTTGGGGGACGAGAACGCACGGGTGTTCATCATACGGGTAGAATGAACCTTTGCGTTCGCCATATAATCGGCATCACGCTTCTTCTCCTCGTGGTAAGACGACTGGAAACTGTCGCCGTGTTCTAGCGGTGCGTGATGCCCCGACTGGTCTGGAAGGTAGGCTTGGGGACTGCCCATCATAGCAAAGGTGTCCGCAAACACGGAAGGGAAGGTCTCTTGGACCGCACGGGCTCCGTGAGGTTTCTTGGTTGCGATCGCTCCGATAGAGTCAAAGCCCCATAGTTGTCCGCCGCTCATTTGTAATGGACTGGGATTTTATTAGCGGATGGGATTTTTATGGACTTGGACCCAAGTAAGTCAGCGTCCAAGAACTTTTGGGCACAACATAGACATATGACGCAAAGGCTGGTGGGCTACTGATTACATAAGCCGAGCCTTGAGTTAAAAGAGCAGTTGCGGTGACGGAACTACTACAAAAAGTTAAGGCTTCTGATGCTGTTACTATTNTGGGTGTGTATTCATTTGGATTATTGTATTGTAACATTACTAGTTGTCCTTGAGGAACACCCG